TCTCAGGAGACAAGAAAATGAGCGAATTCTTTCTCAATGGCGATGACATCCACTCTGGAGCAGCTGCTCTTATCTTGGGTAAACCAGTTGAGGAAGTTACTTCAGAAGAAAGACAGCTTGGAAAAGGGGTTAACTTCCTAACTGCCTATGGTGGAGGCCCCCAAAAACTGGCACGAACAACTGGCGTTGACGAAGAGCACGCACGGTTTGTTATTGACCAGTACTATAAACAGTTCTCAGGAATAACTAAATGGAAGAAGTCAATTATTGACGAGGGTATAAAAATGGGGTATGTAAAAACCATCTCAGGTCGCCGCCGCAGACTACCTGACTTACGATCAGACGACTACATGTTGCGTTCTAGAGCAGAACGTCAGGCCGTTAATGCGGTGGTTCAAGGATCAGCAGCTGATATCTGTAAAAAAGCTATGATTGACGTTTATGAAGTACTCAAAGATACAGACTCTAAGATACTTGTTCAAGTACATGACGAACTAGTAGCAATGGTTCCAGAAGACTCAGTGGACGTAATCCAACCTTTATTTATAAATGCCATGGTTGATGGTAACATTATTAGTGTAATACCACTAAGAGTGTCTTGCCACTCAGCTTATAACTGGTCGGAGGCGAAAGGATGATCATGGCTTCAAGCCCAGTAGAAGAACGTAACTTCTATCTGACTCTATCTATATTGGAGGGTCAAAAGTTAGCTCACACTGCTGGGTTCTCTGTGCCGTCTCCGGATGTTCAAGAACACGAGATTATAGACACTATGCAAAAGTGGTTTATATTATCTAATACAGGAGTACTACATCATTTAAAAGAATGTGCCTCATGGATGATAACAGTCCTTCGAGAGAACAATGACTTTGATGAAGTAACCTTAAAAGCTACTGAAAATATTATTACATCATTTGCAGTAGCTACCATTGCGCATCTAGTAGATCAAGATATAATATCTATTGATGAAACTTTAACCTCTGATCCATCTATGACAAAAACAATGGAATCTTTAGTTGAAATGATGCTTTCAGCGGCACTAGATGACCTAGACTATGACGAAGACGATTACGAGGAGGAGGAGGAGGACGAAGATGAGCAGTGACTGGTGGTCCAAAAAACTAAGTGGAGAAAAACCCGTTACATCTACCAACCGTAGCTTTAACCCAGTTATTCCCACTACCTCTGGTGCAATTAGGTTCCCACAACCAGTAATCCCTCAACAAGGTCCTGACGAACCCCAACGAGTTTTACGCCCAGATTTAGATTCACAAGCACAAATTACAATGGGTGAAGCGTTAAGACTATGGAAGGGTGGGGAAGCTGCCAAAAAACAAGGGGATGTTACTTGCCCTGAATGTGGTAGCCCTAACGTATTTACACGCAGTTCTAGAGCAGCAAGTACAAGTATTCAAGGTAAGTCACCAGCACCAAGATGTTTTGAATGTGGCTGGAATGGTATGTATGACCAAGCTTCCCAGAGTTCCTGGGGCGTCTAACAAAAAGGAAACAAATGCGCATTGATGCAACACGCGAGAGCCTTGATTCAATCATCTCCGCAATCAATAAAAAGTACGGCGAAAACATAATTGTCCAAGGTAACCAAGTCAAAGAAGAAGTACCTCGTATTACTACGGGTATTCTTGCCTATGACTTAATGCTTGGAGGAGGTTGGCCAGCAAATCAGTGGTCTGAGATTATTGGTGATGAATCCTCAGGCAAGACTGCACTTGCCTATAAAACAATTGCGGCTAACCAAGCACTAGATCCTGAGTGGGTAGCGATGTGGATTGCTGCTGAAGAGTTTGTACCGGATTATGCCAAAGCAATTGGTGTAGACCTTGACCGACTTTGGGTAGTTGAAACCAACATCATGGAACAAGTTTATGACTTGATTATTCGTGCAATGGAAAACCGTGCTGTTGATTGCATCATTCTTGATTCTTTACCTGCCCTAGTCCCAGGTGATGAAGCAGAAAAGATGATGGATGAGTTCACGATGGGTTTAGGCGCACGTCTTACAGGTAAGTTCTTCCGCAAGAGTAGCAAGGCACAGAAACGCTCAATGGTCGTAGAAGACCGTGGTTGTACAGGTTTGATTATCAACCAATGGCGTGAAAAGATTGGCGTCATGTATGGTGACCCACGAACTACCCCAGGTGGTAAGGCCAAGAACTTCCACTACTTTGCCAGAGTAGAAGTTAAACGTGACGAGTGGATTAAAGAAAAGGATGAGCCAGTAGGTCAGACTATCCGTGCTCGCACCATGAAGAACAAGACATACCGTCCACAGCAGGTTGCCGTCGTAGACTTCTACTTCTCAGAGGCAAACGGTTTTAAACTTGGGGAATTTGACACAATAAAAGATATTGTTAACATCTGCATCTCGGTAGAAATCATTACACGAGGTGGGGCTTACTATAACTACAACGGTCAGAAATGGCAAGGTAAGGAAGCATTACTCAATGCTGTTCGTGAAGATCTAGACATGCAAGCAGAGCTACGACAGAAAGCTACGGAGTATTTCCTATGATGTTTGGTAAAGAAGAAAAGCGTTCAATAATGAAGGCTTCCAAGAAACAAGAAAACCGTTCTGCAAAGATTTACAATGGAAGTCGTAATGCAGGGTCAGGATCTGGTTGGATGCGCAAGAATGATGTGCGCACTCACGAGATGCTTATTGAGAACAAACTTACAAATAATGTTAAATCATATTCAGTTAAGTCTCAAGAGCTGGTAGAGTTAACACAACGTGCAGTACTAGAAGACAGACTACCTGTTTTGCAATTTGACTTGGGTGGTCGTCACTATGTAGTATTGAACGAAGCTGATTTTCAAATGCTTATTGGAGAAGCATGAGTAACCCAAACACAGAGCCCATTAGTTACATGGCTTTATTAGAAGAACGTAACAAATGGAAAAAGATTGCCTATGATTTATACATGGCGGCAGCCCACATGGACAACTGCAAACCATGTAGGAACAGATCAATTCCAGCAATGTATAACTACGAAGAGGCACAAAATGACTGACACACCTAACGAACTTGAAAAGTTACGTAGCGATTGCGCACACCTAGCAAGAATCATTGCATCAATGTACAACTGGAAAAATAAGAGCGTTGAAGATATCATCGCTGCTTTTCCAAAGGAAACAAATGACTGATACCCCGTGGTACACAAAGAACTACAAAGATCTAGCAAAAGTTAAGGGAAGAATCCTCCCAGCAATACAAACTCAAGTGGCTCTTAATAGTAAAGAGCGCAATAGCACTAGAGACACAGAGCATCTACACCCTTCAGAACTTTCTAAAAAGGACTGGTGTGCTAGAGCCGCATGGTATAAAATTAAACAATACCCTGCGGCAGAAGAATCCTTAGCCTTTAGTCGCCTTAACGTTTTTGAGGAGGGCCATGCAATACACGCAAAATGGCAAAAGTGGATTCAGCAAGCTGGCATTCTTGGGGGAACCTGGGAATGTGAAGATTGTAATGAACGCTGGGAAGGTGTTTCTCCTAAGTGCTGCCCTGTTTGTTCTAGTAATGCCTTTCGTTATAGGGAGGTACCTGTACGTAACGATGCACACCGAATACTCGGTCACGCCGATGGAGAAGTTGTGGATGCGGATGGTAGAGCCCTTATTGAGATAAAGAGCGTAGGGCTAGGAACTGTTAGATGGGACCACCCAACTCTTTTTAAGGCTTACTCAAGTGGAGAACTTACTCTTGATGGCCTATGGAAGAACATTAAAAAACCTTTTGCTTCCCATGTTCGACAAGGACATGTATATATGTACTGCACAGGCCACGACAGTATTGTGTTTATTTACGAATGGAAACCTACCCAAGAGGTAAAAGAGTTCACGGTAAATTACCAAGAAGAAATTATGCAGCCAATACTAGATAACTGTAAAACAGTTATGTACCATTTAGAAGAGGACACCCTTCCCGATACACCGGATTGGGCGTACGACAAAAATTCTAGTGGATGTAAGTTTTGCCCATATAAAAAGGAATGCTGGAAATGAGAGTAATTCCCAAAGTTGAAGATGAAGGCCCAGCACTTACACGCTTTAAAACTAAGTTTGCGTTACCAACACGCCCATCAGATTCTCCACCAGATCTACCTAATGATCTAGACGACATGGATGATAGAGATCTCATGAACGTATATACAGAATTTATGGCATGGGTTTCTTACCTTAAAGGGCAACTAGTCCAAGCAGAGATTGAAGAAGACAGAGAGGGTAATCAATGTCGGGTTACAGAGGCAAAGGTTTTAATAGAGCAGTGGGGAGCAGATGCCAAGGGGGATCGCGTTACTATCGCAAAAGCAAAAAGAGATGTAGATTCCCGCGTCTTGTCCCAACAAGAGAAATACCAAGTTTCTAGAGCGTATAGAAAGCTATTAGAAGCATTGTTTGACTCATGCGAACGTGGAGCACAGCTGCTCTCACGAGAACTTAGTCGTAGAATTGGTTTGCACAGTAAAGAACAACGTACATCAAGATTTGGAGCATGACATGACAACATGGGATGAACTTGGCGCTAAAAACGCTAGAGAAGAAAACGAGCGTATGCGCCAAGCTGCAAACGCACGTGCGTCAGTTGCCCCTATTAACGGAGTTAATGAAACACTCAAAGAAATTAAAGCACTTCTTATAGAAATTAGGAACTCTATAAAGGACACCAAGAATGTCAGCGGCTAAACAAAAAGGCACTTCCTTTGAAACAGCCATACGTAAGTACCTTAATGCTAAAGGTTTTCCAAAAGCATCCCGTACGGTCTTAAAGGGCGGGGAAGATACCGGGGATATCAATGGTATCCGTAATGAGGGGCAAGAACGAGAACTTGCTATACAATGTAAAAACCAACGTAAGTTAAGCTTAAGTGGCTGGTTAGATGCTACAGTAGAGCAAGCAGCTAGGTTAGGAAAATCTATGCCTGCCTTAGTTGTTAAACGCGCTGGTAAAGGTGAAAAAGCATTGGGTGATACCTATGTTGTGATGAGGTTAGATGACTTCGTTACACTGCTACAAGAGGGTGGTTACTCGTAAAATTAAAGGGTTGATAATAACCCTTTAACTATATGGAGTAAATCATGTCACAAGACAACGTAGACGATATTGTAAAAGTTTCCGGTAGCAGCAACCCACAGAGTGTTGGATCTATCGTAGCCCGAGCCGTAATCGCCGGACAGCACCCAAAGATGCGCGCTATTGGTGCAAGCGCGGTAAACCAGGCCGTCAAAGCATGCGCTATCGCACGTGGCTTTGTTGCCCCACGAGGCGTAGATTTATGCTTTGTTATTGGTTTTGATGACATTGAAGGGGATAACGGAGAGACCATCTCAGCTATCGCCTTTAAACCAGTCGAACGATAATAACCCTATATAAAGTGGTATTATTAAGTACCTCTAATTGCGCATTCTGGGAGATAGCTAGCTATGGCTGAAAAGAAAATACCAAAACCGTTTAGTGCAGAAGAACTGGGGATATTAGCAAACCTATCCAAAGACCAGCCAGGCGGTATGGAAAGATTTTGGGATGATGAAGGTAAAGAAACCCCTCTAACTGAAACTTACGCAGCTGCTTTTAAGGCTCTTCCACCGAACCTTAAAAGATATGAAATAAACCGCAAAGCAAACCAACGTAAAACAGGTGCAGCTGAAGCAACAAGAGCTACTCCTAAGGCAAAACAACGTAAGCGTGGAGAAACCAAGTCGGTTAAAACTAGCCGCAGGAACACCTCGGTAGCTCGTACTTCAAGACAAGATACAACTGCAGAGCAAAACAGGCAGGTTGTTGCAGAACGCGCAAAAAGAAGTTACTACAGTGAAGATGACATCATCCAAGAAGAGGATGCACGTGAAGCTGCACGTATTCAAGAAGCAGCAAGAATGGGC